TAAAAAGAATTGAATGCCTTGAGGTTGAATTGGATGATATTAAAGCTGATAAAACTCAAATAGAAGCTGAGGTTAAAATAATGAAACCTAGACTTGGATTGCCTGTATAGTGGCTAATATTAATCTTCATAATGTTTCTAAAGAAGAAGAAGCTTTGAGGATGGCTTATAATGATTTAATCTCATTTGGCAAATTATTTTTACCTGATGATTTTTTAAGATCAGAAACACCTTGGTTTCATTATGATGTAGCAGACTCTATTAATAATCATGATATAAAACAACTTGCTATAATTATGCCTAGGGGTCATGGGAAAACTGTATTAACTAAAGCAGATCTTATGAGATCCTTTTGTTTTAATCAAAAAGATTTTGAATGGGGGTTTGTAGATAAAAAACCAGATCCTTTGTTTTATGGTTGGGTATCAGCTACAGCTAAATTAGCTACTGGTAATATGGATTATATTAAATCTCATATAGAAATTAATGAAAAGATACAATATTACTTTGGTGATTTAAGAGGTAAGAAATGGACTGAGGTAGATATTGAAATGTCTAATGGGTGTAAACTTATATCCAAGTCAAATATATCAGGTATAAGAGGAGGGGCAAAGCTACATAAAAGATATGATCTTATCGTACTGGATGATTTTGAAGATGAAAACAATACTATTACTCCAGAAGCTAGAAACAAAAACTCCAATCTTATCACTGCTGTGGTATTCCCTGCTCTTGAGCCCCATACTGGTCGTCTTCGGATTAATGGTACTCCTGTCCATTTTGATAGTTTTATTAACAATCTTATTATTAATTATCAGAAAGCTGAAAAACAAAAGAAAAAGTTTTCTTGGAATGTAAAGATGTTTCAAGCAGAACAATCAGATGGAACTGCATTATGGGGTAGTTGGTTTGGTAAAAAAGAATTAGAAAGAAAAAAGAAGTTTTATGCTGATTCAGGTCAGCCTCATAAATACTATCAAGAATATATGATGCAAGTTCAGTCTGAAGAAGATTCTATTTGGAATAGACATCATATAAAAGAATATGAAGGCACATATATGTATGAGCCAGAAGCAGGTATAGGATTTTTAACTCTTGCGGATGGAGATGTTAGGCCTGTTAATGTATTTGCAGGTGTTGATCCAGCTACAGATTCTCAAAGAAGGGATGCAGATTATTCAGTTATTATATTTGTAGCTGTAGATGAGTTTAATAATATATATATTTTAGATTATATGAGGAAAAGATCCTTACCTGTTTTAGGTATTCCAGGTGAAGATAAAAAAGGTATAGTAGATCATATGTTTGAAATGCAACATATATATCATTCAAACTTAATGGTCATTGAAGATACTACAATGTCTAAACCTGTAATACAATCAGTTATATCTGAAATGAAAAGAAGGAATGACTTTTCAGTAAAATTTAAAGCAGAAAAACCTGGAACAAGAATGTCTAAAAGAGACAGAATACAAGAGGTATTAGCAGCTAGGTTTTCTGTAGGACAAATTCATTTAAAGCCTGAACATTATGATTTGTATCAGGAAATAATAACCTTTGGCCCAAGAATGGCTCATGATGATACAATAGATGCATTAGCATATGCTTGTAAATATTCATATCCATTAAAAGGAGTTAGTGAAAGTAAAGGTTCTTATAGTAAAAAGAAACCTAAAGCTAAATCTTGGGTAGTAGCTTGAATGATGAAAGAGAGTTTCGTATTGAAACTCCTATGGGCAATATAGTAAGTGATAGTGGTAATCATTATGTAGATATAATGTCAGTATTATTTGCAATATGTTTTATATTATTAATTAAGAAAGTAATAGGTAAATATTATGGCTAAGTCACCAGCATGGCAGAGAAAAGAAGGTAAAAACCCTGAAGGTGGGTTAAATAAAAAGGGAGTAGCATCTTATAGAGCAGCTAATCCTGGATCAAAATTAAAAACAGCTGTTACTACTAAACCCAGCAAACTTAAAAAAGGTAGTAAATCAGCCAATAGAAGAAAGTCATTTTGTGCTAGAATGGGTGGCATGAAAAAAAGATTAACTTCAGCTAAAACAGCCAATGATCCTAATAGCAGGATAAATAAATCACTTCGCAAATGGAATTGTGAAGATGGTGGTTATATAGAAACTAAAAATACAGGAGGTGCAATTATGCCTAAAGGACCAGGAACTTATGGAAGTAAAGTTGGGAGACCAAAGAAAAAAAATACAGCTACAATGGCTGGAGGAGGCAAAATTAAAAGAAGTTCTTTAATTGGCAATCCTCATGGAACATATATGGATAAAGGTGGTAAAGTTAAAACTAGAGAAGAAAAATATGCAGAAGCATATGGTGATACAAAAAACTTTAAAGGAAAGGGCAAAAAAGTATATTCTCCTTTAAAAGGAAAAAGGAAAGAAGGCAAAAAAATGTCTGGTTCTCCTTACAATATTAAAAAATTAAAGCCTGGTGATAAAGGTTATAAATCAGCTGAACAATTAAATAAAGAGGTTAGAGCTTTTGATGCTAGGAAAAAAGATAAAGGGCCTGGTAAAAGTATAAGGAAAAAAAGAACTACCAAGACTATGGAAGAAAGAATGCAAGATTTAACTAGTCCAATGAAAGCTATATCTGTTAAAAAAGATAAAAAAACATCTAAAACAAAAATGACTAAAGCAAAAGTTAAAACAATGAAAGCTATGCCTAAAAAAGCTATGCCTAAAAAAGAGACTAAAATGTCTAAAGCTAAATCTAAAGCTAAAAAAGTTTTATCTATGTTTAAACCAATTAGCGTAAAAGAAAAAGCAGCTAGAAAGAAAAAATCTGCATTTAAAAAAGAATCTAAATTTACAACTGATACATACTCTCCTGTAGTTTCTAGAAATCCTGAAACTAAAGTTGTGAATAGGCAAAAGAAAGTTGTTACAACTAAATCAGGAGATCAGTTTCCTGTAATGAAAAAGAAATCTACATCTGCACAAAGTTTTAGAGAAGCTTTTGCTAAAGCTAAAGCTGAAGGTTTGAAAACTTTTCCATGGCAAGGAAGAAAGTATTCTACTAAAGTTAAAGGTGAAAAGAAACATGGTGGTAAAGTTAAAAAATACAATATGGGTGGAATGGTAGATGTTCCTCAATCACAAGCATTTAAACAAGGTATAAAATACTTTGAAGGCGGTGGAAGAGTATCAGTATCTAATGACAATGCAGGAGCTGGAGATGTAGCACATGTTCATTCACACTCAGGATATAAGGCAGGAGAGTAATGAAAAAAGGTTATCATACATGACCAGACTCAGGGAAACCTCATCCAGTTGGAAGAAAGCATAAAAAAAGTGGTGGATATAAAAAAGCTAATAATACATATACAGAAGGAAAATAATGTCTAAAAGATATAAAGATAAAAAAGTAGATAGAATAAGGAATCTTTACAATCAACTTAATACTGAGCATAGAGACCAATGGCTATCTATTAATCAAAGAGGTTATGACTTTGCTAATGATAATCAAATATCAGATGATGAAAAACAAGTATTAGAAGAATCAGGTATGCCTACATTTACCATTAATAGGATTACTCCTGTAGTAGAAATGTTAAACTACTATGCAACTGCAAATCAACCTAGATGGCAAGCAATTGGTGTTGAAGGTAGTGATACTAATGTTGCTGCGGTATTTTCTGATATATCTGATTATATATGGGCACAATCAAATGGTCAAACTCTTTTGTCTAATGCAGTTAATGATGCTATAACTAAATCTGTTGGTTATTTAATGATTACTGTAGATAAAGATATGGATCAAGGCATGGGAGAAGTTATATTGCACCAACCTGACCCTTTTGATGTTTATGTAGATCCTAAGTCTAGAGATATGTTATTTAGAGATGCTGCATATATCTTAATTAGAAAAATGTTACCTAAAACTCATTTGAAACAGTTGTTTCCAGATATGGTTAGAAAGATAAATAAAATATCTACCCAAAATGAATCTGAAAGATCTTTAAGTAGCAAAGCTATAGATAGAGATCAAAAAGATATATTGCAAATAGATATTGATTATGCTGTAGATAATGATGGTAAAGATGATCCTCTTATAGATTATATTGAAACTTATGAAAAAGTTAAAATAGCTTATGTTAATGTATTTTACAGAGCACCTTTAACTCCTCAACAATTAAAAGAAGCTAAAAGAAGAGTTGATATTCGTATATCTGAAATGACACAAGAGATGCTT